TCGAACAGCTCGTAGACGCCTACGGCGATGCAATCGTGGCCGCAGCGCTGGCGCGTGGCACGCCGCGATATGACGACGCTTTAGCAAATGCCGATGCCGCGCGCAATGCGCTGATCGCCGAGATCGAGCGCCTTCGCGAGGCGCTGCGTCGGGCTCATGACTATCTGAGCCGACCCCATGGCTGAGTCGGGTGTAACCGGAGGACCGCAGCGATGAGTGACGAGGACTTCGTGCGCCGGCTACGGGCCATGCGCGACGTGCCGCCGTGGATGATGCATCTGACGTTTGACGCGCCGCTGCGGGTTCAGCGGGCGCGCCGTGAATCTTCCATCGGCTCATCGACCGTCGATGTATTGCGCCAGCAGCGCTTGCATGACGCGATCATGAAGATCACCACCCGCGCGGAGGGTCGCAGAGATGGCCCGGGCTGATTATCGACTTTGCGACAAGTGTGGAGGAAAAGCCTTCTACGACGCCACTCTCGATTACGACTTCCGCACGTATCCAGATACAGGTCTGTGGAATCTCGGCGACTGGACTGTGTTGTGCCGGGAGTGCGCAAAGCAGTTCGAGTGTGTGATTGTCAAAAGGGCGGAGGGCCGCAACGATGAGTGATACGCCGGGGCCGTGGGCTGAGATCGAGCGCCTGCGCGATGCGCTTACTCTGCTGATTGGGACTATCGAGGCGCACGAGATAGATTCGTTGCAGTGCGACCGCTCTGAGGAGCGGTATTGCAACTGCCTTCGCGCTGCGCTTGCTCGGGCGAAGGCGCTGCTGCACGCGGAGGACCGTAGCGATGAGTGAGCGTTCGGACCTCGCGTTGATTCGTCATCTCGATGGCATCTACGTTGGACTGCTTGATGGGCAGGACCTAGAGGCGTTCGAGCGCTGCTGCAAGGCCGGTACCGCTCGACGCAGCTACGAGGGCGTGGCCGGTTTTCTCAGCCTTGCGAAGGTTCGCATCGTGGGCAATGAGGACTGCAGCGATGAGTAAGCACCAGCGCCTGTGTGATGCGCTTGCTCTGCTCATCGTGATGTGTGACGACAAAGAGGAGCGATATTGGGGCGTGGCCCCAAGTGGAGGCACTTGTATGAACGAAGAAGACCTTGAAATCGAGAAAGTCGAAGACGAAGACGAAGACGAAGACGATTCGGATTGGGACGAATGGGACGAGGAGGAGGATGAAGACTAAGGTATTTTACAGAGACCAAATCCTGGGGGAGTTTTTCTCCCCCTGGATCTCTCACAGCGTAGCATTCTTTTGTTACCACTGTGGAGACATATTTGCTAAGCGCGTCGTTGAAGGTTCAGACGAAATTTGGTCTGTTATCTATGGCGGCTGCGCCAAGTGTTTGCACACGCGTATTGGTTCGCTCAGCAGTTACGTTATGTTTCGGCATGGAGGAGAGCTCATTCATCCATTCGAGTGTCCTGTCCTCGATGCCGTACAACTCCTGTACGAGATCGATTGCGCAATAGGAGTACAAGATGAATCAAGATACTTCTCAGCCCCGGAGTGCGAATATCCCCGCCCCGAACATCCTCCTTATGGGTGACAGTGGCACCGGCAAGTCAACGGCGCTTCAGTCCCTTCCACCTCTCGGCATCACGCCCTTCGTGCTCGTTACTGAGCAGAACGGCGTGCAAGTCCACAAGGAGCATTGGGGGAAGACAATGCATTACGTGTACGTCAGCCCTAAGCCAACTGACGTTGCAACCGTAATCAACACCTTGACAAACATCAACAGGCTTTCATACGAAAACCTGTGCAAGATGGTCGATCCGCTCAAGATGCAACACAACAAGTTCATCGACCTCATGCAGCATACAAACGAGTTTGTTTGCGAATGTTGCGGCAAGTCATGGGGCCAAGCGAACAAGTGGAACACGGACCGAGCCCTTGTGCTCGACTCGTGGTCGGGCGCTAGTGACATGGCCTTCGCGCTTGTCGTCGGCAATAAGCCTGTTCGCGACCGCCCGGATTATCAGGTTGCGCAGAATGCCCTGCGCATGGTCTACAAAGTGTGGATCGAGTTCAAGTGCTGGGTGATTATTATCACCCATCTGGACAAAGAACAAGAACCCGTTTCCGGACGCTACTTCGCTACCGTTAAAACTATCGGCCAGAAGCTCGGTCCGGACATGCCCCGCGACTTTGCCGACGTCATTCGTGCAAAGCGAGAGGGCAAGGTCATCACCTGGGACACAGCTGACCTCGAGGCGACAGTCGTCGGCAGGCACCTCCCGCTTGCCAGTGGACTCGAACCTAAATTCACTCAGCTTGTCAATAACTGGATAACCAAGGGCGGGAAGATCCTCCCAACCGAATAAGTTTTCCGCTAGCCTCAGCGGTTAATGAGGCAACCTCAACATCAACTCAAAGGGTAATTGAAATGTCTGTCGAAAACAATATGCCTTTTAATCCGGAACAGTTCTTGAGCTCCACCTTTAACGAGTCAAACTCAACAGAACTCTTGCAGGTCCCCGAGGGGGAATACACGGCGGTAACAGAGCCTGTCACGGCCGAGTCCTTCAGGACCTTCGACTATAAGAAGGGCGAACGTGCCGGCCAGAAGGGTGTGATGCTCCATCTCACGTGGAGCGTCAACGACGAGAGCGGTGCACTTTCTGAGTACCTCGGGCGTGCGCCGAAGGTCCGTCAGTCCCTCACGTTGGACTTTGGGCCAGGCGGTACGCTCGAATTCGGCAAGGGCAAGAACGTCTCGCTCGGTCGCCTTCGTGAGGCTTTCAACCAGAACCTCACGGGTCGACCGTGGAGCTTCACGATGCTTGGTGGGCAGGTTGCTCGCATCAAGGTCAAGCACCGGATTGACGGAGGTAACACATACGCCGAAGTTTCCGAAGTAACGAAACTGGCGTAACCTTAGGACAGGGCCTGTAGATTCCCCTGCAGGCCCTGTCCCTTTTTGCTCGAAGGAGGGTTAATGGACGAGAGTCTAAAAGAACAAGCCTTTACGATGCTGCGCGATCTGATCGGGAATGCGACTCGTACAGGAGACTTCATCAGCGAGCAGGTTCCACTCGTAATCCAAGAGCTCATTCGGCTCTATACGATAGGCTACACCGTCGCCCTCGTTGCCGGGGTGAGCGTTCTAGTGGTGCTTCCGTTCTGGATTCGCTTTTTGTTACGGAAGGCGAGTGAATCCTCATACGATGACTCATACGAGGCAGCTATAGCTGGGTCCACTCTCGTTGGTTTCATCGCACTTGTATTGAGCGTGTGGGCATTCATTGGGCTTATACAAATCACACTCGCGCCGCGCGTCTGGCTGATTGAGTACGCAGCCGGACTAATGAAATGAGGAACTACAATGCAACTATCAATTCAACAAGCGCAGGCTAAAGACAAAGTTGTGGAGTGGTACAATGGAGGTGCTTCTTCTCCCCAAGTGTTTCGTCTGTTCGGCTACGCTGGAACGGGCAAGACTACGATTGCAAAGGACGTGGTTGCGAGCCTCTCAGCTCGGGCTGTGTTCGGCGCGTACACTGGCAAAGCGGCGAGCGTCCTCCGCAAGAAGGGCAATCCCGCAAACACCATTCACTCATTAATCTACAAAGTTGATGAGCCCGACGAGGAAAAGATCCACGACCTCAAACAAAAACTCGAGGAGTGCAAGGTCCCGGCCCTCAGAAAGACCCTACAGAGAGAGTTTGAGGAAGCCAACAAGCCTACATTTAGTTTGCGCGACAAGAACGAGCTTAAGGATATTGACCTCATCGTCATCGACGAGGTTTCAATGGTAGGAGAGCAACTTGGGCAGGACCTCTTGTCCTTTGGCAAGAAGATCCTTGTCCTTGGCGACCCAGCCCAGCTTCCGCCGATTGACGGAGGTGGGTTCTTCACCTCGGCAAAACCTGATTTCTTGCTTACGGAAATTCACCGCCAAGCGCGCGACAATCCCATCATCACGATGGCAACCCTTGTCCGACAAGGGCATCGGCTCAAGAAGGGTTCATACGGCAATTCGAAGTGTATCGACCGCCGTGAAGAAAATGAGAACCCAAAAGACTTCGAGCAGCTTATCGTTGGGCTCAACCGCACGCGCAAAGCTTGGAATACAAGGTATCGCGACCTCTTTGGCTGGACTTCCTCCACTCCAGAGCAGGGGGAGAAAGTCATCTGCCTAAAAAACAACAAGGAACACGGACTCCTTAACGGAACGCAGTGGCGTGTCGCCCAGGCGGAAGACCGGGGCTACGCAATTGCTATGGAAATCTTCCCTTGGGAAGAGGAGTACGACCCGACAAAAAGGGGTTTGCTTGTCGAAGCTCATCAGTTCGACACGGACTTCAAGCAGCTCATGTGGTATGAACGGAGCAAAGCTGAAGAATTCGACTTCGGCTATGCTATTACGTGTCATAAAGCTCAGGGTTCGCAATGGAAAACAGTATACATTGCGAACGAATCCTATGTCTTCGCGGGCCGCAACGGCAAGCCGGATTACAGCCGGAACTGGCTTTACACTGCATTGACTCGCGCTGAAGAGCGCGTAGTGGTAGCACTTTGAGGGGAGAGCAATAATGGCTTGGATAGGGGTTGATCTTGATGGAACCCTTGCGGAGTACACTGGATGGCTTGGACCGACCAAAATTGGTAGGCCTATTCCTCTCATGGTTCAAAGGATTCAGTCTTGGCTGGCTGCTGGCAAAGAGGTCCGAATCTTTACCGCTCGCGCTTATCCTTTGGGCTATATTCCTCAGTCTTACAGCCCTAATTGGATTCCAGACTCTTATGAAACTCACATTGCCAAGGAGGCAGTCGAATCCATCAGGCGCTGGTGTCTCGAGCACATCGGGCAATACTTGCCAATAACTTGCATCAAAGACTATGAGATGTCCGAACTCTGGGATGATCGAGCTATCAGCGTAGAAAAGAATACAGGTTATATCCTAACAGGCGCCTTACCTGCGGAGGAAGAGCATGCACGATCATAGTTCCATTTCCACATTTCAAGTTGTTCCTGTCGATTCAATCTTTGTTGGCGAACGTCAGCGCCGCGAGGTACCTGACGAGCACATCAAGGAGCTTACAAAAGATATCCTTGAGAACGGGCTTATCCACGCTCCTTCCGTTGATCTCAACGGCAACCTCATTGCTGGCTGGTGTAGGCTTCAGGCGATTAAGTCCATTACTACCGAGTATCGTTATGGTACAGTAATGGTCCAGCCTAGGTTTGTTCCAATCGTTAAGATCAAGGAGCCCGACGAACGCATTCTATTTCGGATCGAACTATCCGAAAACCTTCGTCGCAAGAACCTCTCTCCTCTCGACGAAGCGCGGGCTATTGCCAAGCTACATGCAATGTTCAAGGAACAGAACCCACTTCAAACCCTGGCGGAAACAGGCAAAGCCATTGATGAAATTCGAGGCGACGAGCGCACGGAGGATAGGCAGCGCGGCGAAGTGGCCGACGCACTTTTGCTTGACTCCTTCGCCAACGACCCTGACGTTGCCAAGGCGCAATCCCGTCGTGAAGCCGTTCGAATCGCAAAGAAAAAGCTCGAACAGGAACTCTTCGGCGGACTTGCTGCCCTAACCGAGCAAAAGAACAGTGACCTCATCCTTATCGAGGGAAGCTGCCTAGACATTCTTCCTACCTTGCAAGCTGAAACGTTCCACGGTATAGTAACGGACCCGCCTTATGGCATGGGCGCTGACAACTTCGGGGAACAAACAAGTGCCACAGGGCATCAATACGAGGATGATTCGGAGACTGCGGCGCGGATTGCTAACCTAATTCTCCATGAAGGTTTCAGGTTGTGCAAGCCTAACGCCCACCTCTACATGTTCTGTGATATCAGGATGTGGCCTACTCTTGCAGACCTTGCCAGAAAGTATGGGTGGACTCCCTTCGCCACGCCTCTTATTTGGCACAAACCTGGGCTTGGGCATGCCCCACAGCCAGGCTATTTCGGGCGACGTTATGAATGTATTCTGTTTGCACAGAAGGGCAACCGCAAGCTTTCAAAGTCTGCTTCGGACGTGTTCTCTTATCCCGCAGTAAAGCAAAAAATCTATGCCGCGCAGAAACCAGTCGAACTTCTGGCTGATATACTTGGCCTGTCTTTTTATCCTGGCGAACACATTCTTGATCCTTGTGTCGGAAGCGGTTCGATCTTCAGGGCAGCCAAGCTCCAGAAGCTCAAGTGCACAGGAATCGAAGTAAACGAAGTTGCAATTGGGCTTGCTAAGAGCGCCATTTTGGAGGATAAGTAACAATGACAACCCTTTCCGAGCGTATTCGTGCAGCCTTGAATGAACAGGCAGAAGAGGCCCCTCAATTCGATAGCCGTAAGGTTCCTAACTTTGGGCCACAGCCTGCGAAGATTCTCATTGTTGGCGAAGCGCCCGGAAAGGAGGAAGAAAAAGAAGGTCGTCCCTTCGTAGGCGGCAGTGGTCGCGAGCTTACGAAGATGCTTAACGAGGCTGGCATTTTGCGTAGTGAGTGTCGCGTTGCAAATGTCTGCCACTATCGCCCTCCTGGAAATAAAATGGAACTTTGGTGGCCAAAGAAAGGCGCTGGTGGGAAACAAGTCAAGAAGTACATCACCCCTTCCATGGTCAAGTATGACACAGACTACTTCGATCCCCGGGTAGTCGAAGGTCTACAGGAGCTCAAAGATGAAATCGCGACTACTAAACCAAATATCATTGTGCCTCTTGGAAATCTCCCGTTATGGGCCCTTACTCGTCAAAATGGAATTACCAAGTGGCGAGGTAGCCTACTACGATTGCACGATTCCTTCGAGGCCGATTCCCGAATTAAGGTTATTCCCACTATCCACCCCGCCGCCATACTTCGGAATTGGGAATACAGAACTCTTGCTGTTCACGATCTCCGACGGGTTAAAAGATGGGCTGAATATATCGGTTTTCCTACAGTAGAGGAAAACTTCTATGTCGAACCAAGCTTTGCAGTTGCACGAAGTACACTCGAAGCATTGCTGCTTCAAGTACAGCGCGGTCCTACCTATTTGGCAGTGGATATCGAAACCTCCCGGAGACATCTCGCCTGTATTGGTATCGCTTGGTCTAAGACCGACGCCATATGTCTCCCTTTCCTCGACCCGCGTAAGGGAGACAAACACTATTGGACAGCCGACGAGGAGTTTGCTATCGTCTTGCTATTGCGGGACCTTCTCACTCACACGAATGCTCGAATCATCGGACAAAACTGGCAGTATGACTACCAATACATAGCGAAGTATTGGGGGTTTGAGGTAAACTTATACCTCGACTGCATGAGCGAGCACCACGTCCAATTTCCAGGATTGCCAAAGGGACTTGATTTCCAGTCTAGCCTTTATCGAGATGTCCACATTTACTGGAAGGACGAGGGCAAGGAAATGGGGAAGGGCGACCCCATTACTTGGTGGACTTACAACTGCCGCGACTGCGTTGCAACATATGAGATCGCTGAAGTTCTTATGCGCGCCCGAGATCAGCGGGGGCTTCGGCGCACTGTATACGGCACTCCACACGAAATTCAGCAGCGGCTATCAACGCCTGTTGCTCGTTCCTCTGCCCGGGGCATTCGTGTAGACCATGACTATAAAAATAGGCTCATGTTCATGCTCCACAACGACATCTATCAAAACCAGGTGTGGCTGGAGCAGGTTTTAGGTCATCCCTTAAATGTACGATCGACTCCACAGATGAGGAAGTTGTTTTATGACGAACTCAAGCAGGAAAAGATTCTCGATCGTAAAACGAAGTCTCCGTCGCTTGGTGGAGATATTCTCGAAATCTATGGCAAGCGAGACGTCTTGCTCTATCCACTCATCAGCGCAATCAACCACCAGCGGTCTCTCGCTAATGCGCTCTCAGTTTGCAATACACCTCTTGACGCTGACGGAAGATTTCGTTGTCAGTATACCATTCCAGGAACTGAAACGTACAGATTCGCATCATCTGCAGACCCCTTTGGATTTGGAACTAACGGTCAGAATATCACCTCGGGAGAACGGGCGGAAGAGTATTGGCCTCTTCCCAATCTCCGCAAGATGTTTGTACCAGATCCAGGATTTTGCCTCGGAGAATTTGACTTACCGCAAGCTGACGCAAGAGTGGTGGCATGGGAATCAGAAGACAAGTCCTTGATGGATCACTTTCTTGACCCAAATGCACCAAACCTCCATTACGTCAATGGCGAGATCATTTTTGGCCAGGCCCCGAAAAAGGGTACGTTGAACTATTACCTCGCAAAGCAGGGAGTTCACCTTACACACTACGGTGGAACGCCGCAAGTTCTTGCTCGGACCTTGGGCATTACAGTCAACGAAGCAGCCAAGTTTCAAAAGCGCTATTTTAGTGTTCGAACTGGCATTCCGAAGTGGCACCGCAGAATCGAGTTGCAACTAGCCACTAAGCGCTATGTAGAAAACGCTTTCGGCTACAGAAGATTCTATTTCGATCGAATTGACAATCTCCTTAAAGAAGCCTTGGCTTGGATTCCACAATCTACAGTTGCCATTGCGACCAACCTTGGAATACTTAACATTACAGATGACGAAGAGCTTAGAAGGGCAAGAGTTGAGTTTCTTCTACAAGTTCACGACTCATCCGTCTTTCAGTGGCCAGCATACCTCACAAACTGGGTCAAACCGAGACTCCATAAGCATCTCACAATCACAGTCCCCTATAGCTTCCCGCTGGTCTTCCAGGCGGGAATAAAGATTTCTGACAAGTCGTGGGGAGACTGCGAAGAAATTAGCTGGGCATGAGTTGTTGATAGCAAATACGCAACCGTTTTTGCTATAAAATATAAGACGAGGTTTTACGGTGGGGCGGCAACTTGACAACTGGCTCAAAGCATATATGCAGTATTCCAGCTTCTCGGAGGCTCCAGACAAGTTCCATTTTTGGGTAGGCGTAAGTACGATTGCCGGTGCTTTACGCCGCCGTGTTTGGATTGACCAAGGGTACTTCCAGTGGACGCCAAACTTCTACATTATCCTCGTCGCTCCGCCTGGAATCGTTTCCAAGTCGACTACACTAAGTATCGGAATGAACTTATTGAAGCAAGTCGAAGGTATCAAGTTCGGCCCGGACGCGGTTACTTGGCAGGCCCTTACACAAGCCTTGGCGGACTCAAACGAATCCGTCCCTATGGAGGACGGGAGCTACTTCCCGATGAGTTGTATTACGATTGCGAGCAGCGAGTTTGGTACGTTCTTAAATCCCAACGATAGGGAAATGGTAGATGTCCTTGTGTCCTTATGGGACGGACAACTTGGAGTATGGGAAAAGCGGACAAAGACTCAGGGCTCGGATCGAATTGAAAATCCCTGGATTAACATTGCAGCCTGCACTACTCCCGGATGGATCGCCGGAAACTTTCCAGAGTATCTTATTGGAGGTGGGTTTACTTCCAGGTGCGTATTCGTGTACGCACAGCGTAAACGCAGGCTTGTGGCTTATCCAAGCGCTGTGCTTCCGCCTGAGTTTCGGGAGCTTGAACGGAAACTTGTGCACGACCTTGAAGCTATATCAATCCTTCGAGGTCCTTACACTCTATCTCCTCAGGCAATTGAGTGGGGCTCTAATTGGTACGAGCGTCATTACAATGAGCGCCCAAAGCATCTCGACAATGAGCGGTTTAGTGGATACCTTGCAAGAAAGCAAACTCATATCCACAAACTTGCAATGGTACTCAGTGCTGCGGAAAAGGACGATCTCATTATAACGTCAGAAAACCTCTCAGCCGCAGCTGAAATCGTTACGTCACTTGAAGCGGATATGCCCGAGGTCTTTAGTCTCATTGGAGTTGGGCAATACGCTAAGCACTCGCATATGCTCGTAGAGCTTGTCCGTTCCTACGGGCGTTTGAAAGAAGTCGAGGCCTTTCGCCTCTTGTTTAAGACAATGGGGCACAAGGAATTTGTTGATGCCGTTACCTCGGGCGTGCAGAGTAGAATACTCCTTAAACTGCAGGACCAAGAAGAATGGTGGCTTGTTTATAATGGGCAAGCGTAGTAAAACGATTTTCTACGAACTCGTACAGGCCTGTGGTTATTGTTGTCCTTTCGAATTCTTTTCCCTGAACTCCAAGGTTCGTACAGGGCTCCTCGCACAAATCCTCGGCTTAGAGCCACGTACAGTTCGTTACTGGCGTGCGGCCTTTAAGGCGCAGAATCTCCGGCCATGCCGGCATTGCCAAGTGGGTCAGGGAAAGATTTCTCAACTTGCTCACGCAGGCGACGATATTTTTTCTCGGCTGCCAAACCTAGCGCGGAAGTTGCTTGTTTCGCGAGGTAAGACTTAAATGAGTCCCGAATTGTCTGAGTCCCTATTTTCATCTCAGGCAAGGGCACTTGCTCATTATATTTGCGGATACTTGCAAGGGCATCGGCCCGCGCCTCCCGATCTTCCTGGAAGAGTGCCCAATTCATGTCTCGCAGCAGTGCCTCTTGTTGGACTTTGTAGTATTGAATCATATCGCGCTGCGCCATTTGACGCTCCCATCCGAGTATCAATCTCGCAGGCGAAAATCCAAGGGCCTGTGCTAGAATTTCAAGTTGGTCCCTTGGGTTGCCCAGATCAAATGATCCAATTACATCACCAGACGAAGTGGTTTCTTTCCCTTCAATTGCAAGACGAGCCGCCTTCGACAGATTCTTTGCAGCCACTAGTGGTAGTATTCTCTCGATGGATTTCCAGTCATTGGGATCATCAGACAGAAGCCCACGATAGTATGACTCAACGAGATTTCCACTCGCGCCCGCTGCGGATCGAGCAGCTGCTACAAGAATATCGTTCGGCTCAGACTGAAGAAACATGGAAGGCACTTCGGTCAGCGGTACTACGTCTCCCATGCCTACACTACGGGAGAGGTCCAAATGCGGGATAGGAATGCCGGTGAGTTCACCTACATGCGCAAGTCCAAAGGTGCTTTGGCTTATGCCATGAAGAATGAGGTCTGGGTTAGCGCCAAGCTCTTCGAGGTGCTCCCGAAGTTCCCGACGGATTTGAGTCTTCGGCTCCTTAATCCCAAGGATTCGACTGAAGTAAGTAGCCGTAAAGTCCACGAGGTCTGCTACGTCTTCTGCCCCTGGCAACCCCATCAAGCCACCTAAGAGCATCATCATAAGCCAATAACGGAGGGCCCCTGGATCATGAGTAGCAAAGTACAATGTGTTTTGCAGATAATTAGCGAAGAGGAAAAACACAGATTTTTTCCCTCGCATGAATTCGGGGCGGTTCCATCTGGCATTCTCGTAGTTCGCAGTCCAGTTTGCCTGACGCGCAGCGAGCACGCCCTTTTCGTGCGAACCACTTTCTGCGAATTCGAGCTCATAAGCAGCGATCGCTGTGATGTAGCGGTTCATCTTTTCAACCAGGTGGAATGGAAGAGCGCTGAACCTGCTGACTTCGTGCCAGAAACGCCTTACTTTCGGAAGGTAAAGCCCCCGGTCAAGATTGTTTTCCGAGGCAGCGATTGCAATTTCAGTTGCCAAGCTCTGATCTAGCCAACCTTCATGCTTGCCTCGCTCGATGAGCCTCGCAATGCGATTCTCTCTAAGATTCTCTCGAGCTTGAGATGCATTTCGATTTCGCTCAAAGGTTTTCTTGTCGATCTTCTTAATCTTATTCGTATTGTTAAATACGCTTAGTGTCGTCGAGTTGATGTCATCCCCCGACTCCATAATCAGCATTGCATCGTAGCCAAGCGCTAGTGCTCCACGATAGAGTCCAAGCTCCTCAGCCATCTGCGGGTCGAACGGAGGAATATTGTTACTCTCCAGCATCATCGTGATTTCACTAACGATTTCTTCTGGGGCAAGCAATTCTCTCGTTCCAAACAGCTCGCCGGAACCAGACTGCAAGTTTCCACGATTCCCAGCCTGTTCCAGTTCAAGTGTCTTTTGCAGAATGAGTTTTCTAACTTCAAGAGTGTTTGGCGCAACCTTTAGCTTGCTAAGGTCATAGGCATCAACTTCCCCGCCTACGTCTGAGAGAAATTCCTCAAACAGAGAATCCTCGCCAAAATCTAGTGTAAAGTGCGCTGCACCGCCCTCAATCTTCCCAATACGCAGCGCATACCTCAACTTTGCTTTAAGCTTGTCTTGAGCAGAGTCCATTGCATTGAGGAACTTCTGCCTATTAGCAACCCAATCCCTTAGTGTCCAGGTTGCCTTTGTCAAGGCACTTATAGCCTTAACATCTCCATATCTTGCGGCCAAATATGGCGCGACGGTAGTTAGAATCTGCATGCCATTTACGACAGCAGACTTTACGTTAAACCCTAAGTACGCTACGAACCCAACGCTACGCAGCACCGCCCACTCATTATCAGGGTTCATAATGTAGCTGAAGTGTCTATCCAGCCAGTGGCGCATTTCCTGACGTTCGTCGCTGCGACCACCGTATTCCTGAATGATAGCTACATCCTGCTGCATGCTTTGAATTGGGTCGTGCAAATCGTCAGCGAACTTTACCCTCGCAATATGCCCTGCGCCGGAGCGAATATAGTAAGCAAAGCTGCGAATGGCGTCTTCGCTATACCCATGAATTCCTCGCTTGCGAAGCAGGTGTTTACGGAAACTCCTAAACGGAGCAACCTGCGCCTCCCAGCGCTCGAACGCTGCGGCCTGTTCTGGGGTAAAGTTTTTCGTAGCTTCTAGCTTCCCTCGCAAGCTTCGCAAGAGCGCACGTGGCATGCCTTGCACAACGAAGTCCGTCTCACGCATCTTACCGCTTGCAACAACGGCGTTAACACCCAACTCCTTTCGAAGCTCCCCCAAGGCCAAGTCTCGTTCCTTTACAGATTCGTATGCCTCAAAGGAAATAAGCTGCCCCTTTTTATAATTAACTCCCTTGTGGTTAAAGTCTCTCTTCGCACGTGCAGTTATTGTGTGATTTCCAAAGCGCATAAAGGGAAAATACCCTTGCGCCTTAAGCTTGTCGAAGTCTGCGTTTATGCCAGCAATCTCCTGCTTAAGCTGCTCTTCGCTATCGATAATAGTACGCGCAGCATCAGTAAGTGCTGTAGTGCGCATTTCTTCCAGTACACGATCTAGCTGCCCGCGAACTTGCTTGTATACGTCCAGTGCCTCATTTGTAAGCCTACGGGCAAGCTCGTCTTCTATAAACCTCTTTTTATTCAGCGCCTCTTCGTACAATACGTCAGCAAGCTGCGCTGCTTCTACTTTGCCCAAGTTCTTCCACGCCTTTAGCGTGTCAACAGCATCTGCCTGAAAGTTGCGCTGATATTCAGCCCAGTTTGTGACAGCTTGTAGATAACGTTGTAAGTGGGGGATATGAGGGTTTTCCTTTACAATTTGCAGGAGATTAAACCCCACCGAGATGATTTTATCAAACTTATCAAGATGCTCTTGTAGTCCGGCAAACTTCTCATCAAAATCATTAAGGCCGTAGCGAAGGACCTTGATGATATCGCTTCCACCTGCAGCAGCAACGCGCTCAAGTTCCGCATTTACCTTATAAGCAAACTTCCTTGTTTCAAGGAACAACTTCCAGTCATTTCCGTACTCGCTCTTAACAAACGGAGGCATATGCTCAAACATAGCCTTATATTGAGCGATTACAGGTTTGAAATATCTAGTCATCACCTCGTCGCTAAAGCTTTCTTGTGTGGCAAGTCTTGCAGTCATTTCTGCAAAGAACTCGTCAAACGAAAGCAGATACTCCTTTGAAGCCCAGCTTGCTGGCAAGGGCGCTGTCATAGGAGTCAAGTTAATGTTTTCTGCGCCCTCTGACTTTGCAGCACTTATTGCTCTTTGCGGAGCAAATTGCGTTAACAACAAAAATGCCTGAGGAGATTGAGCAGCTTTCTCCAGCCAACGCTGATATTCTTCAAGAAGGACTGCACTAAGCTTAATAGCATCTTCCTTTATTTTCTGGTCTGGGCTTTCATAGTCCCTGAAAATCTGAGCTATAAGATTTGTAGCGATCGAGTGGCCAAGCTCATGGTTAAGCGTCTCAAACAAACGCCGTCGAGCTCGATGTGTGTGCTCGTTTGTCTTTGCTTTCTTGTCGAGATAAATTTGAGTTGCAAGTTCGTCTACATCCACGTAGAGCAGTCCGAGGGGGACGGACTTTCCATTTAGCATCTTGTAATTATTTGTTAGCTGAAAGAATCCAGCAAGCTTTTCCTTAACCGTTGGAACATCGGTTACGATAAGCTTGAGGTCTGGATTCAAGACCTTTGTAAACACTGCTGCATACGACTTGACTTGCGCAAGCAAGTTATCAGCAATTTGCTGCTTTGCAATCAAGTCAATTCGGCGGCCCTTAAGCAGTTCTAGGGTTCGCTGCCGTTTCTTCAAAGCTGAAGGACTTAGTCCCTCAGTAGGCAGCTTGCTAATCTTGTCGATGTTCGTTGTTATAGTTTTGATAAGCTCATCGTAAGGATTGGCATCTACTGCTACAACAGGAGTTATCTCCAAAGCTTCACGAACAGTTATGCTTGAACCGTCTTGGGCTTTTGGAAGCGCTTTTTCGATAGGGCTTACTTTCTTATCCAAAAGTGTTAGCGCTAGTGCCTTGTCCTTATCAGCTTCCGCGTCGTAACCGACGTGACGAGGCTCTTGAAAGCTGTAAGGAATTATATCCGTACCCTCTTTAGGAACTAAGAACTCCTGATGAGCTGTTTCCTTACGCTCCTCAAGCCTCTGACGAAGCTCCTCGTGAATGCCACGCAGGCGAACAAGATCTCCAACAGGAGTAAACTGTCCTTCAATAAAATTAATGGGATCGTTACTTGCAAGTTTCGCCCGCCGCTCAGCCTCCAATGCAGCAAGTATTTCATTCCTTTGACCTTTACGAATAAGGGCAAGTCCTCCTCCAATGAAGCTCCCAACAACCCCACCTGTTACTACGCTTTCCCAAAAGTTCTCACCGAGCGTTCTTGTTGGGTCATAGCCCGCAAGGTCGCTAGCAACCCAATTCGATCCGATAGTTTGTACACCTTCTTGAATAGCTTCCGTAAAGAACCCTTTTACGGTTTCCAGTGTAACCCCTGTCTCTCCGCTAAGATTATAAGCCTTAATGGCTTCGTAAACCTTTCCCTTCGTAAGTTGATTAAGCTTATTAAGAAATATCCCTCCAGGAACTGCTTCTGTCAAGCCAAAGGCTGCTCCTCCTGCATAGGCAATAGCAGCTTGCTCTGGTGTAGCGCCATGAGCGATTGCATCGTCATACTGGTCAACTGCGCCAGCTGCACCGCCGAGAGCAGCAGATGCAAGTGTAGGTGTAAACCCTGCCGCACCAGCAGCCCAACCAAGGCCCATAAATCCTACAGCACTACCAAACGCTTCAGGAAGTTGTTCATACCAAGCTGCGTTTGGGTCTGGCGGAAGTGTAACCTCGTCCTCGAGTTTCTTCAAAAGCTTATTAACACCTACAAGCATTGAACTTACAGGCGCCTTCCAGGTTGGCTGAAAAGGTTCATCAGCACCAGTGTTTTGAATAACTTCCGCTAGCTCCGGAATACCTCTCAAAGAACTGATTATTGTTCTATTTAGCCCTGATGCTGTTTTATTTGCTACGTTCAACAGGGCAGACCCGATAGCCGCTTGCGGGCTATAGACATTCGACAGAAACTTCCCTTGACGATCAAGAGGCGAAGGCTGGTCAAGTGATGTATCAATTGGCGGAGAACCCTGAGCTTCCTCCCAGGGAGGAGGAAGAGAACCCTGAGTCGAAGTCGAAGCCGAAGCCTGAGCCTCTTCCCAGGGAGGTGGAAGAGCGTTTCGAGCTTCTTCCCACGGAGGCGGAGGGGAAGAAGTCTTCTTGGCTTCCTCCCACGGAGGGAGAACTTCATTCGCCACTGTCGTTCACCTTCTGCCAAGTGGTTTGATCCGTATCGGGGCCTTCCTTGATCTTCTTGTAGCCATTCCTTATAGTCCCCACTGGGCTTCGTCGAACGTTATCTCCAGGCCGCTGAATCGGCCCACTCCGTTGAGTCGGACGTGGCGTGCCTGGCATCCCTGTCGTGGTCTGGTTGAACTGGTGTAGATACATGACATCGTTCATGGACTCTTCAAGCATTTGCTTAGCTTGCTCGGCAGTCAGAGTCTTACCAAAATTCTGGAAGTCATTCTGCCAAGCTTTTAGCCTTGCTTCATACAGCGAACGAGCCTGCTCACCTGGCGACTTAGCACGTCCAGTGCTTTCCACAACCATGACAGCTTTGGCTTTTGCCGCAGTCTCGTCCATACCCTCTGCCATGTATTGTGCAGCAAGCATGTTAATTTTTTGAATATCCTGCGGTGTCCTTCCAATGCCAGCTGCTCTATACGCATTCGCGCGCGTTCGATCAGCTTCCGCACGAATACGCTCAATTTCTTCCCTAGCACGATTAGACCTCTCAGTTTCAGTCAGCTGACGAGTGCCACGAGTATCAGCCTTCCGCTGTGCTTCGATTTGACCTTCAACCTGTTGACGATTGATGTCAATTTGCTGCTCAGCTTGACGGCGACGGGCCAAGGCATCTTCACGCTCATCAGCCCGCTTCTGCTGCTGCATCTCCACTTGACGCTGCTGTTGCCTAAGTCCCTGCAATGTTCCAATGCCAGTTGTAATAGCGTCAGCAGCAACATCTCCAGCGCCTTGCCCATAACCAGGACTACGTAGCAGGTTTGCCCCGGTCGTCATCAAAGCTGCTCGAAAATTTGGGTCTGCAAGGGTAGTCCGTATGGCGTTGAAAATGCCACCGGATTGCCGGGCCGGGTCCACAGCCGGGCTAGGCGGCCCCATAACGTTATTGGGGATGCCGTAGGCGGGATTGACAGCCGGTGTTACGGGGCCATTTATTCCCGGTACTGGTGTTGGTGTTGAAGGAGTACCGCCACCAATGGGATTGACAACGGGAGGTAGCGGTTGCGCTGCTGGCTGTCGCATAAAGAGAGCTTGAAGAAGATCTGCAATAGCCATTTTATTATGCCTCCGGATTCCTTGACAGGGCACTTGCAATCATCATAAGCGAGCCAAGTCCTTGCAGCCAACCATTACCTCCACCGGCGAGTTGGCGAGTAGTTTCCTGTGTCGTTGTACCACCATACTGACCAGCAGTGCCAGTAAGCTGCTGCAGAAGCTGCGCTGCAATGATTGGCCGCATCTCGTTGAAGTTAAATCGAGCCACAGCCTCGTCAATTCCCATCTGCGTATCAGCTCTTTGCTGCGCGCCAATATCCTGCAGAATGTTTGACGGCGCAAGGCCAAGCCCGAAGGTCTGGGGCGCACGGGCTGCAGCAGAGTTATACATATTTAGCCCAGAGTTATAGGCGTTCATGTTCATATCCGCAAGGATGCGCCCGAGGTTTGCGTTCGTCTCGCCTACAGCGAGCCCCTCGGCAATAGCCCCACGACTGCCACCAAGACTACCAGAAGCGACATTATTCCCTCTAATTGCGGGAATGATGTTACGCATAAGGTTGTCTGTAACAGACTGTGTAACGCCTTCTGTCGCAGCTCGAAATCCTGGAATGTTGCTAGGATTGAAAATGTTAGCGGGATTGAGGAAGAAACTTTCGCTACCCTGTAGCTGATTAACGAAGTTCTGTCCAGCCCCCTGCGCGTAACCTGTAGCTCCTGTTCTCCCGGCAATCTGTGTAGAGCTGGGATTAGCATAGGTTTGCCCAGGATAGAATTGTGGACCTCCACTATTGAAGATGTCCCTTCCTGCCTGCATCAGCAGGTCAACATTCTGCTGCTGATTTGGAGGCAGCTGGACCGTAGTGGTTGACGTTTGCTGTTCTCTAGATCGGCCGCCCATCAGTGCATCCTTTTTGCAAGGAACTTACCAACTATGGTAAATTCGTGTCTGAAACCCAATGGTTGAAGTATACGCTCCCAGCCTTTAGACCCCCAAGCTTCCAGTCGCTCGTAGCCCTCATGGTAAGCGTAAGTTTCAACGCTGTCCATGATGTCTTTGCAAAGCATCAGTTTACCTTTGCCAGAGGCCCATCGAATGACGAGCGTTTTCTTTCCGCCATAAAAGACTGTCTCAGTTACGAGAACAGCCTCAATGTTAAAATTGCGCTGGACAATCCAAATCCTTGCGTTACCGGTTAAAGCCTGACGCTTGATATATTCAAGATCACATGGTTGAGCTTCTATGCCAATAGCGGCAAGAATGTAAGGCTCAACAATGGGCCAGTTATCTTCAACATTAAGAGGATGAACGATTACTATGCGAAGGGCTTCCATAGATTTGCCTCGGCATCAAACCAAATTGGACGCTTGAGTCCGTCATTCAGCGGATTCCAATGAACTCCATCGCAGATTACAACTTGCCCGTCATACGGCTTTGAGGGGGCAACGTGGAGGACAACAATCCTGCCCACGGCAATGGAGTTTAAAGACTCAGCGATCCGACGAAATTCTCGTTGCGCTGCTGGGTCAGAGACCCTTTCAATTGGGGTATAACTCATGATATGTTAAAGGTGTAAGTTTCTCCGAGACCAAAATATTCTGTTGGTCCATCGCCAGGAAGCCACTGCCATCGGCTACGAGTACCGCCTGGGTGAGTAAAAGTTGCTGAACTCGTATTAAAGGACCGAAATACTCCCCCTTTTCCTACAAACGATATAGTAGAAAAAGCATTCTGAGAAACGTTATTGGAAACTTCCACAGTGAATCTATGACTTGTTGTTAGTGAGAAATACTCTTCATAAATACCAACTATAGTTCCTAATCCAGATACATCGGCATTAGATATCGAGCCTATGAGCGGTACTCCAGAGCTACCATTTCCATATCCTCTGTAAAGAGGCTCACTCCCTGCTATGCCTGCCGTAATAGATGGAAGGCCAGGATCCCAACTGAAATTGAATCCACAAGTTGTAAGCAGTAGTTGTGTACTTGCATAACGGATATATACCGTTCCAGTAACATTAGGTGCAATACTCTGACCATCAAAGTAAAAAGTGGCTCCACCTCCCAAATTATACCAGACATTTCTCGCCAGACTGGCTGGGTAAAAGTCTTTGGTTGCAGTGCACATTATCTCGTATTCAGAAGCTGCGCCGCTGAACCTCCATGTTCCACTAGAAGTGACTCCTGAAGGTGGTGCACCCGCTCCCCGCCTAAGTCTCCAAAGATTATCAGTAGGATCAAGAGAAAAGCCTATATATCTTTGAGTAGAACCAACTCCACTAAAACTAAAACCCCCAGCTGGAAGTACAGCTCGCAGTCGAGACCTTGATCTAAGATCTGCGAGGGATAGTGGACCAGAAGTAGGAAGTCCCTGGTTTGGAAGATAAATGGGAACTACCCCTGTAGGTGCAAGGTAATAGTCGCTCAGGAGTATGGGAACAAGGCCATTGAACTCGACACGAATATCTTCAAAGCTAATACGACCGCTAGGCGTAGGCATTATCGAGCCCTCTCAAGCTCTTGAACGCGCTCATATAGCTCTTTAATAGCTTCGATTAAGTAAGGAATAAACTTGTCATACTTGACCGCTTTAGTTCCATCCACCCTGGTTCTGACAAGGTTCGGGAAGTAATTCTCTACTTCCTGAGCAATCACACCTACATCGTCTCTCGTAAGGAAGTACCCATCAGCACCACCCTCGCGCTGCAAGTATTCTTCCGTCCAGTTAAAGGACACTCCACGGATGTGAGACAGGTAATTGAGAGCATCTTTAATTGGAAGAATGTTTTCCTTGAATCGCTCATCAGAAGTCTCGAACGCTATGATGTTGCCAGTTGCTCTAATTGTTCCAGCACTACCAGGATCAATTCCAACACCTAAAGCAAGGAATCGTGCGCCAGAAGAAGATGTACCAGTTACTTGCCCCCACCCTATACTTAGTGCAGCTTGGTACTGCGTAACCGCCGATTGGGGAACTTGAGCGTTCGTTACTTGACCACTAAGGGACGAAAGATTATGCGTATGACCTGCCGCTGCAAACGCACTGGCTGGATTACCCTGCAACCGATCTGCATCCTTTACACCAGTTATTTGCCCCCAAGCAATATTTACACTCGAAATAGCGTACCAGCCTTTAACTCCAGAACCGTTTGTTCCGTAGAAAGCATTATTTCCAGGCGAAGCTGCGTCTCCCTGAAGCTGCATCGTTCGACTTGCTGAAAGGTCGCCTCCGCCTGTAATACTGTTAACACCTATAATGGAAACGGCGCTGTGGTCTACATTCCGTGTACTTGAAGTATTAAGGGAAATCGTTCTATTTGCAGTTATCGTTCCACCACCAACTAGGCCTGTACCTGCATTGATGCTTACAGCACTGTGATCGACGTTGCATGGATGCGAGGTATCCAGCCCAACAGAATCAGCATCTACGCTAATGCCGGTTCCTGCGCCAACTGCAAGTGTTCTGTCAAGTGAAAGATCGCCGCCACCAGTTAGGCCACCGCCCGCTGTAATTGTTCGACCTGTAGGAACAAAGCCGCTGGCTCCAGCCAAGGCCGTAGCCACGCTCACCTTGCGCTCACGGCTTTCACTTGCATTCCAAATTACGAGCATGTCCTCAGTTGGATCAACAGACTCAGGCAAAGCGCCAAGGCCATTGATGTCCAGCTCGACTCCGTTTACGGTAACTGTAATGCCCTCATTAGCTGTTGCCTTGACCGAGAAGGAACGATTTGCGCTGAGGTCTCCACCGCCAGACAACCCGTTTCCTGCTGTAATCTGGCGAGTAAGCTGTACATATCTATTGTCGCCGCGAACCTGATTTAGATATTGCGGATGCGCATCTCCGACAGTCAAGTTCAATAGCGTATTGTGATCTTGTTTGGGGGCAAGGGCCGCAATGTTCGCAGCTGTAGTCTTTACTGTCGCACCTTCTTGTGATACTGGAACGACTTCACTACCCGTGAGAGCACTAGAAGCTGGAAGATCATCGATTGTTTTGTTAGCCATTGCTAACTCCAGATAAGGTTGTCGCCGCCTGACGTCACAAGCGGATCACCGCCGTGTGTAACGAGGAAGAAGGTCTCGACAAAATCTTCGCCCCAAATATCTTCTTCAACTGAAACAAGAATAGGTCCAGGATGAATAAACGGAGACCCGTGCAAATCTCGAACACCTATACCATTCGTCACCCAATTCCAAACAAGGGCAATTGTAGGATACGTTTCTCCTGCCTCTGGAAAGGCAAAGAAGATCTCATTTCGGCGTGGATGCTGAAAGGTATAGCAGTTCCTATAATTTGACGAGTCTATTTGATTAAAGACCCAATCTCTTAGCCTCGCTTCAACAATACTTTCATTGCTATTCTTTTGGCCAGTGTGAACGTAGATGTCATCTACGCCTACGACAAAGTGTCCGCGAGGAAAATCCTGTACACAATCGCGATGAAGGATACCTTTCGACAAGATCTTTTCATGAGCAAAAACGTCGTTGTTAGGCCAAATGTAGTAAAAGGCATAAGCAGATTTCTGCTTGTAAACGATGAAGTAATTTCCAAGCTCCTTCCCGTCTACAACATAGTCGTCAGTTTCTGCAAGATCCTTTTCGCCACTTTGCTTTGTTGGATCGTCTATCGCCCAGGAACTAGGTACAGTCCCGGGGAAAGCAGGGTCACTCCATCGAATTCTGAATGGCTTTTCGACTCCGCTGTCTGTAAGGTAGCCTGCAAATAGGAAGTTTTTCCAAGGGCGCAGGAACTTACACCGCAGGGTTCCGGGCCAGTTAGCAAGATCGGCGAGTTTCTGTGAAGCGTCAAAGTCAAGCCACATCTGAGGCACATCAACGGTGTTGTTGAAGATGCCGATCCCGTTGAGGACTTCTCCGTGCCAGCGCTCATTTACGTTCCCCGAATAAGGTCCACTGTTGCGAGTTATCTGATGATGGTCGCCGTCGTAGACAAAGACATGCTGAGTGTCAGCATAGACCCAAAGAGGAGCTTCGATCGGCGGAAAAGGGCGAAGCCACAGCGGAGCAAATGGCGCCTGCGACATGACCTCTACTTCACCACCGAAGGTCGCTATGCCGGAGGAGTTGAACCTAGCGTTGCGAACCTCATTAAAGGCCTGCGGCGCAATAGCGTATTCCGCTACGTCGCGAACAAACCCAGGCGCTCCCAATTTGCTAACTGTAACTCTCATACCGGTATCACTTCGCCAATCGAGGCAAAGTCAAAATCTACGACCTTGATGATGAACAGTACAGCGTAGTATGGAGGCCTTACGTCTGACACATCATGTGTATGGTCTGGAACCGCGTCAGCTCCGTGGGTATGTGGAACGCCAGAGCCGCTAGATGAAGTCTCAAAATCAGGAAGATTAACCTTTCCAAGCGACTGTTCACCAGAAATCTCAACCCAATGGTTAGCCTGAAGCTGTGCGTTGTCGTCTCCAGAACATGTAACCATCGCACCAAGATGCTTATGCGGGCCGTTTTCCGCTTCTGTCAACGCATGCCCTTGAATCACTGGCGTATGCCCGCCACCAGGAGTAGTAGTTTTTGAGATACTTCCACCAGTTGTTCCAGGTTCAAGGCTAGTTCCTGATGCTACAATAAACCTGTCTCGCAGGTCTGGAACTACACCATAGCCTGAAACCGTTCGACCGTCACAGGGCACCCAACCCTCTGGGATTGGCTTATTCGTAACATCCCAAATCTTAATGGTTCCAGCTGCCTCAACGTGCTTTAGAAGTTCCGTTACGAAGGCGCTAAAATTTGGGGGCAAGCCATTTAGGGCTTCCGACGTAGCCGTTACTGGAGTCGTGATGTTAGGGAAAGTTCTCTTAAGAGCTCCCTTGATAGTTCGAAGGTGTCCAGCACCTTGGCGAATCTTGTCTGACTGGAGCGGCCAAGTCTCAACAAGCTCGTTAATTGTGTTGGCTGTTTCAAGACCCATTGTTACCGCTCCTCGTTATCCAACAAATAGTCTCGATTTGTATGCATTCGCGCTTCAACTGCACGCCAGTATGTATCGCGCGCAGACAGCAGCTCGGAGTTGATATTCGTTGCAAGTGTAAAATCACGTGTATGCAGCGTAGCTACGATATGCAACACTTCGAGCGTAACATAGTTGAAGAAATTTAGAAGCCACTTGTTTGTGACCTCGTTACTATCATCGAGGATTTGATTGGACCTTCTGTAAATTGGAAGCTTGAACTGATACGCCTTATCAGGTACGGGACCGAAGTACACCTTTTCCCCGAAAAAGGCGTAGCCAGCTGGAAGCTGTGGGTCAACCCCGTCAGTTTCTTCTTCCAGTTGCTCAAGGGAAACCCGTGTAAGCGGACTCCATTTCCCTTCATTGTTGAGGACCTTGAACCTTCCCTCTTCAAACTCCCGAAGGAAATCCGCCGGAAGGTCAACGTAATCTTGATTCGCCACCATTTGCCCGTTCCAGCGGTCCTCGAGAAACCACGGCAGCGTAGATCCTTGCTCAAGTTGACTGATCTTTTTGTTTAGCTCGATCAGAACTTGCGCACGCAGCACTTGCGCCTTGCGGTCGCCAAGCCGCTTCATCATGAGATCAAGGACTTCGGAGTTTTTCATAGCAAAAACCCATGCGTATTTGCTATCAACTATGCCACCACTGCCACACACGATTCAACGTGTACAAGCCGAACGATGCAGCAACGGCGCTGCCGAGGTAAACCTTATACCACGTTGGCATTCCATCAAGGACTTCAAAACCAGCCTTAACGATTGCTGCAGTTTTGGGATGGAAGGCCATAATGAGTGGGATGGAAAACAGAAAGGTAAACCAATCTGCACGCCACTTGGCAGTGTTGACCTGCGCAATACTCAATGCAATTTCGGCGTTTTCCGCCGCGCTCATTGCCTGGAGCTTAATTTCCTGTAGCTTACCGTCAATTTCAGCTTCCCGTACTTTTCGCTCCTGCCGAGCCTTGAAGTATCCAGCCGCAGCTTCAACAATTTCACCTAGAATGGGTATCATGGCTCGTCTAGCTCCACGTGTGGGAAGTCCTTAAACTTCTCGTCATTAATCTTCCCGTTCCGATTCCAGTCCAAACCGAAGCGGACCTTGACATTGTGCTTTTTCGCAATTCCTGCAACGAGACCCATCAGAAAGGCAAAGCGATGAGTATCGTTCCAGTCAATCGGATATGGCGCAATGTCTACTGCTCGCGAAGGCAAAGCATTATGCTTTCCCTTGGGCCAAGGAAGCTGTGACGTTCCTTTACGGAAAGCTTCGTCCTGAGCTTCCTTACCACGATGCCCCTCGAGAACCGTGAAATCTATCAGCTCAATCGCTTCTTTGAGAATAAGCTGTAGTCTCGAGTCGCAGGTCGAGAGTCTTTCTTCCGACAGCTTGCTAAACTTTGGCATGTTAGTCCCTGCTCTTCTTTTTCAGAAGAAGGATTAGAGAAACGACACCTGCGACGAGTGCGACAACCGTCGAGGCGATTTGCAACACCTGCTCCGCTACAGTAAGCCAAGATGTTACGCTTGCAATTACCGAGCCCCCACCCGCAGCTACACCAGCAATGACACGACCTTCCATATTTGTACCTTTCTTATGAGTGTCGTTCTCCGACGGGGACAATATCCAAGTCATACGACAACAACTCCCAGGGTAGCTGTCCTTTGGAAGTAAACCTTACTGCGATCATGCGCCCACTCACAGTAAAATCTTGGAAGTCGTCCACCCCAATCTGGAAATCATATGGGCCTTCCCAAGTGATTTCTTCATCCGCGCTATCTTGTCCACCAACCCACAGCTGTACGACTGTTCCTTTTGCAGCCCTGAACACAGGCCACATTCCAAGGACCATTTTGATAATACTTGGGTCAATTTCCCACTGACCGAACCTATCCTGTCCTAGGATAGTAAGGCCGGTCCGAGTCAAAGAAACTTCGACCGGACCGGCCGCAAAAGTAACCCCCGAATCGAATTGGTAGAACCTATCACCTATGATGGCGACTGGCTTAGCCTCCGAATAAACGGCGCTAGCATCGCCCCATTGGCGATCAGTTTCATCCCAACTCAGGTCTCCGAGGGCCACTCATCTCTCCTTAGTGGTCAGTGAACCCGCCGCCATAGGCGAAGGTGCGTTCGAAGTGGAACTCAAAGCCACACTCCGTCAGCCACTGATCCTTGATGTAGTCCGCATCATTTGGCTGGATGTTGGTTTCCAGCTTCGTGTCGCGGCCACCAAGGGGACGGTAGATGATACCGGCGCCGTTAACGACGAAGAACGAGTTTTTGTACACAGGGTGCACGTTCATCAGCGGGTGAGACTTGATGTACAGTGTACCCTGCGGGATCTTGAACTTCTGCAGGTCCATGCCGAAGTACGTAATATCCCCCTGGTAGTTGATGTTAGTGTTATTGTGGTCTCGGCGAAGCTGATTGAGCTTGTTCAAGAACCCGTTTCCACAAAACACCAACCGCTCGTTCCCCGCTTCACCACTTTCGTAGTCGAAGACGGGCGCAACGAAGTCGATGAACTCATCCTCCGTCGGAGTCGTAGACCAGATTTTGACGTTGGACTGGATGAACGACCGCAGGCCCATCGTCGTGCGAAGGGGCATGTTGTTGTTCGTCGAGTCTGTCGTCTCGGAAGCGATACCCCAGAAGAGCTGCTGCTCGATCTTCTCAGCATGCTGGAAGCTCTTGCGCTTCTGCTCGTTCTTTTTGGGATCACCCGTCCGCTTCTTTGTCTCCAAATCAGACTTGGTGATCTGATAAGGAGTCTTGAAGATCTGGGTGTAGTTCTTGAACTTGACCGGGTTCGTGGAGGAGGACGAAATCGAAAGGTTACCTTCCGACTGCGCATTACCCACACGCATCAGCCAGGCATCATCCGCAAGGCTGCCTGGAGTGGTTCCAGCAAAGCCGCGCGTAACGGTAATCTGCGTAGCAGACTGAACACTCACGACACGAAGGATTTCGTTATCGTAAAGCCCCGTCTCCGTCGGCTTCTCATACTGGAGAAGGTCGCCTGGAATCAGCTCCCGCGCATCTCCGCCATCCACAGTAAGAACTGTGGCTGCGTTATTATAACCTCCAAGGTTATTGACGCGCACCCTGCAAATGGTCATTACCTCTTCCCACCAAGCGAACTCAGGATCGTCAGTCCGCTGAGTCCGTGCCTTGGAAGTCAGAGCGAAGAGAGGAGCCTTTCCGTTCGGCTGAAGCCAAAGGATCATCTCCCGAAAGTTCTTCGGACGCTCGTCTGTACCATAGGAACCGGTCCCCCGCAGGCCGGCAAAAAAGCCATTGTTGTCAGGCATGTCTGCAAAACTCCAAAGTGGTTAGGCGATTCCCTGCCTCACCGCATCTACAATCTCACCGAAAAGGCTTTCAGCGTCATTCTGACTAGCCGGAGGAATTACTGAAGACGCTGCTCCGATGCCAGCAGGACGCCCTGGGGGCGGAATCCGCGGAGCGGGAGCAGGAGTCGGAGCTGGCGCAGGAGCTGCACTTGTAGGCAGCTGCAACCCCAAAGCCAGACAGGCAGCTACGCCTGCACGCTTCAGAACTTCCTCCATTGATAGTTGAGGGTTAGTCTGTCGAATGACTTTGATCGCATTTTCAGCGGCTGCTTCATACTCCTTCTTCTCATGCAGTTGCGGGTACATCTGCCTGAACATGTCAGTGTAGCGATCCACTGTTCGACGCTGATCGATGATCGTCGAGACAACGGTCGGCAACGCCTGCATGATAGAGTTGTACGTCGCAAGCTGCATTTCGTAATGAAGGTTTGCGGCAAGTTTAGGGAGAACTTTTTCAGGATTCGTCCTGAGCTCGTCAATCGTATTCGAGTCCCAGTTCCCCTCAATCTTGTACAATTGTTCAAGTTGAGGCAGGAACTGCTCTCGATGCTGTTGAAAGCTCTGCGCAATCTGCTCTGCCGTCGGCTGCGAGGTTGCCGGCGGAGTCGCAGGCTGCGTGGCCTGTTGCGGCGCAGGCTCAGGCGATTGAACCTGAGGCTGCCCTTGCGGAGACTGCTGGGGTGCAGCTCCTTGAGTTGAGGCGGGAGCCTGCTGCACTGGAGATGGCGTAGCAGTAGCGGCACTAGCGGACGGTGGCGTCGTCGGCTGTGCAGGCTGACTGGTAGGCGTCTCGGTTGGCAGCGAAGCTCCCGCCCCAGAACTTGTTGGCGACGAAGGCGCTTCGTCCGTATAATTGGCAAGCGCCTCAAAATCAAAGCCGCCGCCACTCGGCTCAGTGGAATTGGGAGTAGAAGTAGAAGTAGTGCTAGGTTCCGAGGCCGTCGGGGTCGAACTCGGGGCTGAGGTCGAGCCGCTCGTCCCAGGCTCCGGGTCCATCAAGCGGGTCTGAAGGTGGAGTAGATGACGCAGAAGCATTTTCGATCTCCTTTGTTAGAATCTTGATCTGTTGGTTAAGGTCATCAAGCCGAAGGTCCACAAGCGCAACAGCAAGCTCAAAAGAGTGGATTTCACCCTTTTTGTACTCTTGCTCCAAAACCTCGTCCATGGCCTTGAGCGGCGTGAGGACGAGACTTTGTATCCTGGTATCGCGCTGGGCACGGAAGATTTCCATGAGGTATACATAACCCGGGTGCTCCTTTAGGGAATGGAGTTTAGATTGTTCCTCCTGAAGTTCCCGAAGGGTGTCCCCCAAACCCTGATGGTTGTCTGTTTGCAAGCGGCTGTCCTCCAACAGGCACCATGCCAGGCCCAGGACCAGCCCCAGGCGGCATAACCTGAATACGAAAACGATCGAAGTTTCTTTCTCCTTGCAACATCATCGTATGCCCGATCATACCTATAATGTCAAGGCCAGCTGCAACTTGAGGAACACGAGCAATTTGAACGAGTAGCTCTTTCCAGAAATTCGCTTGAGCAAGCCGATCGATCGGGGCAGTCCCGTTGACTGGAACGAAGTTGTATGCACCTGCAATCTGCTCCGGCCCAACCGTAAGAAAGGCGTTTGCTGTCGCAAGAGTGTTTCCTGCAATAGCGTACTTCCGCTCTTCAGACATCAATTGCTGTGTATTTGAGATAAGCATCTCAGCGAGCGGATCGAACGCCAAGTAGGAATTGTACTCAATCGGTGTCTTCAAGCGACTTACACTTGAATTGGCCCCAATTCGCGCCTCAGTTGCACTCCGCCGTGACCCGTGGTCAGTAATACCCATGACCTGGTCCACAACAGCACTTACGCGCTGAATCATCTGTTCGATATACTGCGCGTTTGCCAGGTGGTTCGCAGTTGCATCGTACATCTGCAACTGATGAATAGCCAGCCTTGGGTCGGTTCCGTATGCAGAGGGCTTCAGACGAATGAGCCGCTGTCCAGGTTTTGTGAGATCCTTCACCGTGACACGACTCGGATCGAACACAAGCTGATTGTTTAGGATTCGACGGACGTTATAAAAGTGCGAGTTGATAAGCCAAGTAAGAATATCCGTCAATGGGCGGATAACCTCAATAGTTCCATACTTAGCAAACTCATCGGAGCCAAAGTTCCCTTCCATTACAGCATAGGGAAACTTGTTGTGGTAAAGGCCTAGCGGTTTTGCGCTGATGATAACTTCGTCGTTTGCAAGCTGGAAGCACCAAAGCTCGATCCGACTGGAATCACCAAGCCCCCAAACCTTCGGAATGAGCTTAATGTAAGCATCCGTAATTTTAAAGAATCCAGGTCCCGGAGGATTCTCTTCACCAGGAGCCAAGGGCAGTTCCACTCGCGGACTACCGTAGGTCCAATCCGAACTACCCGACTTTATAAGATGCGCCAACTTATCCAGGTTAATGTAATATCCTGGATATGTGTGCTCCGTCGCAAGGATTTCGAAATACCCTTCGCTGGTATCCCTGATGCAAAACTCTCCTTCCTGGAAACGCCAAATTGGAACGCGAGGGTCAGGGTAGAAGTCGTAAGGACGCACGTTGAACAACTTGTTTCCAACGTAACCCTTAACAATTTCCTGCGTTAGGACGTTCTGCGTACCAGCGAAGGGAATTCCGTTCACCACTACTTGCTGCTTGACGTAGCGGGAGACGATCTTTTCCTCTTCCTCCCAATAGGTTCCAATAATGCCAAGCGAATACTTGGCCATATCGTACAGCCAGTTATATAAAACTGGCACCATACCACCAGACTTAACTTGATAATCCATTACAGCTTCAACAGCCATAATGGAATCTTGGCTTTCGCCATGGCGACCGGTAAACTGAAAAATTGGGCTACGACTAAGGAGCACACTTGTATAATAGGTGTGCGCCGTCATAACAATAGCAGAGACGTATGGGACTTCGAGCGTAACGTAATCTACTTCACCGTCGTAGCGCTTTTTGTCTTTACGCTTACGATCAAGCTCGCGCTCTCGAATATACGCCCGCATCGAGTCGTCAGCGTCATCCCACTGACGATGATAAAGCTTCATCTTACGCGCAGAAAATTTCTTCCGCTCGCAGATGGCATTCTTAATATTATCGTGCAGCTTGCTGCCGTAGGAGACTTTAACACTCAGCATTAGGGAGCTCCCCCTTCGTATTGCAGCTCAGGGATCGCAGCCTCTTCCTGCGTGATGAAGTCGTCAATTGCTTTGTCTTCATCTTGGATTTCCGTGTTAGTTGGGACGAACAACCAGGGATTCGCGGCGCCGATAGCCATTGCGCCTGCGTCGCCCAAGTCCCAATCTACATCATCCTTAAAGTCCGTGAATCCTTGCACGAACTCTGTGTGGTTTTCATTGACCCAAAGCTTACCGTTTGAAGCGAAATCCGTATACGCTTGCCGAATACGGTCAGGCTTTCTGCGGCGGTCGTCATACTCTCGAATAGTGAAGTAGAAATTTTCCGCCTGCATCTTTTGCCTAAAATACCAAGCAAGTATGCGCTGGAAGGCAACAGTTTCAACAGCAATGATCCGAGGCCTATACTGTCGTTTCACGCGCACAAGCCAAGTCCACATTTCTTCGGGGTTCTTGCTTTGCTCCGCAAGATACTCCACGATGTAGATGTCACCTGTACGCGCACTTACCCCAATTACACAAAGGGCAGTTCGATGCGCCTGCTTCTTTTTCGAGTCACTCGCTGGGTCGAGGCCAACGTAGTAAATCAGGTCCGTCGGCAGAGACGTCCAATATCTCAGCCACGTCGGGTCGAAGGCTGCCGTTTCCTTAGAGATGATCTTGCAGCCAAATTCCCTTAGCCAGATATGATACTGTTTCTTCCTAATATACGCTTCGCGCTCTGCAAGAACCTCTTCAAGCGGATAGCGTTCTGGCCAGGCTGATCGAGGCTCACCTGTTACTGCGTCGTATACAAGCTTTGGATACTTAACAGTAAAGAAGCGCGAGTCCTTGTGCGCCTGATTTATGATGTCGTCCTTGTGCAGTCCCGTTTGCAGGAGCGCAAGTTTGCGATTTGGAGCTTCTGACTTTGGAGCCATAGCAGGGACGATAGTTCCGAAGAACAGATCAGCCTGCTTTTCAAGCTGCTCAGGGGTTCCTGTGGTTTCTTCGTTTGAGATGTCGTCGCAGATAATGAAGTCTGGTCGCCAGTCGTCAAGGTTAAGCCCTCGAATGCCAGAAGTCATGCCCTTAGCGACGACATTAATCCTCATGTCAAAGGGAACATTAATCAGCTCGATCCAGTCGTCACGCCAAGTCGTTCCCTTGCGAATGTCGAAGATGGTCGCCCAATAAGATTGCATTTCTACCTGCCGCTTGATCCAGCGAACAGTATGCGACGCCATCGTCTCATTAATGGCAATTGAAAGCGTGTTTCTAGTCAACCCAAAGCCAATCTTCTTTGACAGACCTGCCCGCGTAAGCGTAGTCTTGGCCCCGCCACGGAAGATTTCAGCTGCAAAGAAGTCACGCTCGTTATTATTAAAGTGGTACCAAAAGTCTCGATGGTACTCAGGCGACTTCTGCCTAAAGGTCTTCGGGAAGAACTGACGGCAGTAGAAAAGGTCATCCACCGCAGCGAGCTTTAGGACTTCACTGCGTGGCAGTTCGAGCCTGACTGTTTCTTCTGCTGCGCTCATCTAAGGCCTTAAGATATGAACATTGAATCGGTCTGGGCGGACAAGCGTGAGGTCTTCAACAAGTTGGACATGCGTCGGAAAACGCTCACTCGGGTCGAACCAGTGTACGACTTCACATACTGCGATAGACCAAAATCGACATCCTTCCATGCCAAGCCAAGTGCGCACGACGGGCACATACAGGTTCTCGGTCTGCCAATATGCCTCGCTTGTATGTCGAAATTTACACTCGACAATACATAGAGTTTTCCGTCTGTAGTCTGCAAACAAACCATCAAGTTGGCAGTATCGTGTTCCGTCGCTGGTTCGACAGCCATAAGCAAACCAAACGGATGGGATGTATGAAAGCTCGTAGAGCTCAGTGAATCGTACATGCGCTTTGCGTTCATGTTTAACTCCCCTCTTTGCCAGCGCCCCCTTCGGCTCGAAAGGGCGAAACGGCAAGTGCTTTTCCTGAATTGGATGCGCCCAGGTCGGTTTGACTCGGTACTGGTAGCGCGACACCAGTTCGCTCACCATCTATAACTACCTCCAATCGAGGTCTTTCAGTCTTGCCAATGAGAGCGCGTGCCGCTTCAAGCTCATCGCGCAAGACGTTTACTTGTGTGTTTTGAACAGTGTTGTTGATATTAACGACTGCACCCTTAGTGCCAAATCCAAGGCGATCAAGGACGCTTTCTGCAACGTTCGCAATGGTCCGAGTATCAGTTTCCATTGGAAGCTGCTCAGCAAGCTTATCGAGTGCCATGTGCCCAATGTTCATCATCTTCTCCCGAATAGGAAGGACAGTATGATGAAACACCACACCCTGCTTCTCACGCAGCAAAGTTTGAAAGGCGTCGCTATGAATGATGCAGCTGAGCCACGGCTGTGTAACACCAAAGTGCGCTGCAACATCTCTAAGGCGCATCGTAGGGTTAGCGATTAGAAAATCAATAATCGCTTCGTGCTTAATAGAAACTCGCTTAATTCCAGCGCTTTCAGCCATGGAAAACTCTCAAGGGAATGCGTATGGGGTTGCGTAGTGCCTGCCTTGCAGGCTGCCGTAGGATGATTCCTGTACCTCCGTCTGTTCCGTCACCACTCCCGCCGGCGCCCGGTGAAAGCTGACCTGCAAGCTCCAGACTACCGCTTGGCGGTTGAATATAAAAGGGCACACGAACGTCGGGTACTTGTCCAGCCAACCCTAACGATCCTGTAGGAGGTTGAATCAAAGTACCTCTCCTTAGAACAGGGGTAACGCCTGTAATCGAAAGGGCACCCGCCGCAGGACGAATAGTGTTTTCGCCGGTAAGAGCTGGTGCCAACCCGACGGCGCTAAGTTCTCCGGACGGAACCTGTATAGAAATAGATCCCGCAATTTGCGG